TGCAGCGGGTTCTTGATGAAGTTCCCGTCTCTGCCTTTCAGCAGCGGGCCAGTTTTCGCCAGCATCGCCTCTGCTTCCTGATAGCGCACGAACGCCTCCGAGTATAGGCGCAGCAGATCCTTGTCGGCGGAGGTCAGCACTCCAGTCGATCCGATAGCGTCGATCACCCGCTCCCATACGATGCGCGCCTCTGGGCGCAGATCTGGCGGTGGAGTAAGTGGCCCGCCAGCCGGAATCGGCTCAGCGTAGTTGATCACTGACGGGCGTGTCTCGCCGCTCAGTAGCTTGAGGCGTGTCGGTTTCGGAGCTGGCCCACGTGTTCCCATCGCGTCAGTATACGGATGGAGCGCGCAGATCGCGTCTCAGCGTCCTCTCCCCGATGGAATCGGGTCGCATCGTTCCTATGCTTTGCGCGCATGATAGGGCTGATCTCATGACCGCTGCCCTAGGTACATGGTAGCACCTGCTCGCTCGATCTCTGAAAACGGCAGCGGCTCGGGCACCAGTTTGGCGCGGCTGGCTGGATCTAGGAAGTAGATATAGCGCAGCTGGAACCCCTCCAGCGTCACCGCTCCGGTCGCCTTGACGTAGGCTCCCCACGAGTAGCGACCGCCAGTGATGTCATAGAACGACCTGCCCCCGAGCTCAGGGCGCGGCATCGTCGGGTTGGAATGGAGCACGATCTTATGGATGACCTCACCTGAGGGCAGCCGTACCAGTGCATCGTTCTTCTTGATCGCGGTGAGCACAAAGCCAGACGCCCGATAGATCGTGCCGTCACCGCACTGAGTCGCATCGGCGAACGAGATGATCCACTTGATGTGCGGGGCGTGCTTTCTGAGGATGCGGAAGCAGACGCCCAGTGCACGGCTCTCGGAGTTTTTCGGCAGCGCCTCCGAGAACGCCATGCGGTTGAGCTCAATGAACTCATCCCACTTCGTATCGGCTACCAGCCCGATCATCTTCTGCTTGTCGTTGCTCGGCCCGAACTGGAGCACGCCCTCTAGTCTCCCAGCTAGATAGACTCCGAAGTGGATGTTGGAGTTGCTCTTGGTTTTGCCTGAGTAGTGGACGCGGCGCACGAAGGCGTGCGAAGTACGGGAGTCAATCAGCCTGACGATCAGATCCTTAGCGGTTGCCATACGCCAGACAGATCGCATGCAGTCGGTTCCCCATGTCGTTGGGGGACTCGCCTCCTTTGCCTGCCTCCTTGGCATCATCGAGCGCACGGTTGATGACCTCACGCTGGGACTCAGTGATCGTGAACTTCATCGTGACGATCCGCTCATCCCCAGTCGGAGCAAGGTCGGCGAGCGCAGAAAAGTCAGGGGGCGTGACGCCAGAGTTGACGCTCATCTCATCCAGCATCGCCTGCACGTCTGCGCTAGACGGTGAGACGTCAGCTAGTAGTGCAGCCAGCTGATCCGCATCAGTCACCGCCATGTTAGAGATCGGATCCATCGTCGCCAGAATCAGAGACTCCTCTTCTGGAGAGAGGTCGACATAGGCGACCGGTACTGAGCTGACTCCATCGCGTAGGGCCAGACTGACGCGCATGTGCCCATCAACTAGATGACCCGTGCGCTGATTGACGATGACGCTCTGCACCCAGCCGACCTCACCTAGCACGCCAGCCAGTGCCGCCTGCTGAGCCTTCGGATGGATGCGCCAGTTGGCTGGGTTAGCCAGCAGCTGATCTGGCGCCTCTTCGCCATGCCCGATGATCCTGTTCCTGATGCTAGCTGCGCTCATATGCGGTCAACCTTCCTCTGGAGTGACGCCCATAGATAGGCTCATACGATGATCCCCCAGTCACACCAGCCTACCCCATCGTTTTGGATTTCCCACACAAATCGAAAAACTACCCCGAGCGTACGCGGGGCTCGTAGCTGGATATCCTAGGGTGGATCGTGCTCAGATTCTGACCCGCCCCCGCCCTGTTTTCTTTCCGTGGCAGCTACGGCATAGCACCGTGAGCATGTGCATCGGAACGACCGGAGACTGACCCTGCTGCAGCGGGATGACATGATCCACGGTGAGATCCGTGGTCGACTTGCAGACGGCGCACCATGGGTAGGCAGCCCGCATCTCACGGCTCAGCCGTCGCCACTCAGGGTCGGCATAGGGGCTGCGTGCGTTTGGGCCATACCGCTCACGCTCACGCTTGGTGACGATCTTGTTGGCGCATGGCTGGCAGCGGTTGCCCACGCGCTGCAGGATGCCGCAGCTCAGGCAGGCACGAGCGAAGCGGAGGGGGCTCACGCCGTGAACTCGGGTAGTGGCAGCACGCGAGCCACTACGAAGCTGAGCGCCTCAGCTACCCGCTCCCCTTCGGTATCCCAGACTTTGTCTAGCACCTCATACGCCTGACTCCCGAGCACCCCCTCCAGTGTTCCGATCAGGCGCTCTAGTGCAGCGTTGTGGACGTGCATCAGCTCGTGGGCAAGGATCCGGCGCTGGCTCTCAGGCGTCTCCTTGAAGAAGTCGTTGCTCAGTCGGATGCTCGCCTCCCATAGGTTGTCGCTCACCTCAACGTCAGCCCATGAGTCGTCGGCTGGGATGTCGTTAGTCACCTTGAGCGTCCACTGCATCAGGTGCATGACGTCTCGATGGGCGTTCAGGTATGCAGCTACCTGATCACGTGGTGAGGATGTAGCTCCCCGACGCTGGGAGGATGCAGCGTCGGGGAGGGGGCCGCCACTAGGTGACGGCGTGCGGCGATGGTAGCGCATCAGTCCCACCTATCAGGTGACGCCACGCGCTTCGTGGCTGCGTTGGATGCGAGCGGCAGCGGCGATGCTGGGCGCAGCACGCATGTCGCATCAGGGCACCGGAGAGTTTCGGCGCTGCCAGTGTCGCCACCCACGCACCAGTTGCAGAATCGTCCGATCAGCATCTGCAGTCGACGTGACTCTTTCTCAGCTGCACTCAGCTCAGGTCGACGTGGGCTGGTGTACGGCTTTGGGAGTTCCTCTCTCTCCATCCAGTCATCCTGCTCAAACGGGCCATATGCCTGAGAGAAGATGGCGCAGAACTTCTCCGATGGTCGGCGCTCAGCCTTGGCGTATGACCTGATGGTGCGACCCGTGATCTTGACGCCACAATCTCGCATGTAGGCGGCGACCTTCTCGCTAGCGATGACGGCGGTGCTACCCGGATACGCCTCCAGCACGCGCTTGTTGATGACGTCAGGGCGTAGGCTCTTGCTCATGGGAGCACCTCAAGGGTGATCGGCATCACGCCACGTCCGAGCCGTACCCCAAGGGCTGCCCAAGTCTGCGGCGATAGGTCAATGAGGCGGTCATCGTCGGGATCACGTCGCACGCCGTAGCAGGTGCAGACGTCTACCACGTGCACGATGACGCTCTTGCCGGTCAGCAGGCTGGTAATGCGCACGTCCCAGCTGGTGCGCCAGTAGTGCTGCTTATAGGCGCGCACGTCAGCGCCGATCGCACCATATAGGGTGATCCCTGCTCGCGTGTACCACGCCGTCTGATGACCGCGCTCAGCGTTAAACCATGTTGCAGTGCCGACGAAGTACCCATCTGGTAGGGCGGGCTGATCAGCCAGCACGCCCATGGCGTACGGCGGCAGCGGCTCGGATGTCGGCTGCGGATTAGTGATCGGCGCCAGTACGAGCGCCAGTATCAGTGCGATCTTCATCCCTGCTCCCCCTCTGTCTGCTTGCCAAACCATGCAATGAAGTCATCAAGATCAAGCACGATCATCGTGCGTCGACGCTTGCCAGCTCCCGGTGAGTCGCCGATCACGAGTGCGGCCAGCTGATCGCCCTTGACGGGGATGCTCCGCAGCCAGCCGTCATACCTCTCGGAGTACGAGCCTCCGACCTTGCACTGCACCGCGATCCAGTCAGTCGCAACGTCTGTCTTGCCGCCGAACTGCCCAACGCGCTGACCGTTCAGGCGCTTCGCGACCTCACGCTCGAAAGAGTTCCCGCGCTGCCGTGCCGTGCGTCCCCTACGGGATCGCGCAGCGTTCTGCAGGTCGATATCAGCGTCACTCATGTGGCTCATCCTAACCTCCAGAGATTCAGTCGATCAACCGCGTGCTGCATGCCAGCGGTTCCGGGATAGAGATCAACGAGATCATCCCCCTCATGATAGTTGAGCAGGTTCAGCACCCACTCGTTGAAGGCATCTGGCTTAGCTCCCGGCAGGCCCGTGAGTCGCGTCGGCTTCCCGTTGTGCCAGTCGCGCACCATCGGGACGCGGTTTGACTCCTTGCGTCCCCCATAGAGCAGTACGGGCTCCCAAGCAAACTGCACGCTGGTGGGCCGAATCTGGTGGAACGTCTTCGTCCATGCGCATACTCGAGTTCCCTCTGGCGTAGCTGGTAGCAGCCAGCGCAGATCTCCCGGATTACATGAGAGCACCCATCCGTCTGGGAAATCCGTCACGAGCTGCGTGATCAGATCAAGGTGCTGCTGCTTGGAGTCCCAGACTGCCGCATCTGGATGGTGATCGCCGTAGCGACGCCTCCCCTGCTTGTGATAGGGCGGATCTGCATAGGCGAATCTCATCGTAGTGCCTGCCCGAGTGCCACCACCGTGAGCAGGCTGATCGCGAACCACGTGACGACGATGCCTGAGCTGGCGCGGGTGTTCGTGAGCCCAATCCAACCCATGCAGAGCGCGATGAGTGTATGCACGCCCATCAGCGTGATGATCAGTGAGTCGATCACTTGACGCACCCCTTGTGACGCCAGTGCAGGCGCACGTTGCCCTTGGCTCCAGTGAACGTGATCACCTTGACTCGCGCAGCTGGGAACGTGGGCTTTTTAGGATCGGCGTAGCTGATCACCTTGCCGCACTCAGTGCAGTCAGTGTCAGTCCATCGTGGGGGCAGCGATGCCCCGCCGCGCTTCGCCTTTACGCCTGCCATGTCTGGCCCTCCTGATCCATCATGCTGCCGAGCGTCACCATCATGGCGCTCATCGCAGCCGTGATGTCGACTCCGGTAGCCGTGAGCGTGTTGCCGTCATGGTCTTCGCACTGCAGCGTCACCTCACGGGTTTCGGTGCTGATGCTCACGCTGGCGTACTTGAAGCCCACCAGCGCCGCCATAGTCTCCAGATCCGTCAGGTCACTCATGCCTGCACCTCACCAGCATACTGACTAGCTCGCGCCTCACGCTGCTCTCTGATCTCGCGACGCGCCTCTTCGGCAGCCTCAGATCTCCCAGCTAGGAACGACCTGAGTGCGCTAATCAGGGCCGGTCGCTTGATATACCCCAGATGCGGCAGCACGTCTCTCACGCCACCCCCATCGTTAATGATCTGCACGAGCTTGGATCCGCCGTATGCGCTCATGGCGTAGTAGTAGCCGATCTCGGGATACTTGCGGCTACCGTTTACCAGACTGAGCACTGCATCTAGTTCCTTCTGCGTAGTCATGCCTCTACCTCCATACTCGACGCCTCTAGAACTGCTGCGACGCACTCTAGTGGGTTGAGGGCGCTGGTGTCTAGCACCAGTTCAGCCTCTATATCGCCAGCCTGACGTTCCGTGATGTCATGCTGCCACGCCTCCAGCTGATCGCCCGATGGGCGCACCAGCCGCACGAAGAGGGTATCTGGATACCAAGCCCTGATGAACAGGCGCTCAGCGTCCAGACGGATATCGTCCACTACGAACCTACGGTTGCCAGCTACCTCATCCATGGAGCTGCGCTTGGTGCGCCGGAGCCACGCCCTCATCCAGAAGAGTGAGTCCATCTCCCGCATAGCGGCGCCGATCTCTTGCAGCAGCTCACGCCCACTGATCAGGCGTGAGAGGCCCAGTGTCTGCTGCGGATACTTCATAGTTTTATCGAACTTGCCGTATGCCATGAGTGCCACCTCACGGATAGGCTGCGCGATACTGGTGAGCTCATAGCCGTGATGCTCTGAGAGCATCTTGCTCAGGGTCGTCTTCCCGGTGCCTGATTTGCCGATGAACGCCACGTGCCTCATCCCACCAACCTCCTGATGATCTCACTAGCCTGCAGGGGGGAAGGGGGGTTCTCTTTCTCCCTCTTCTCTTCTCTCTCTCTTGACCGTCCGAGATCCGTCAACCCCCCAGTTTCTGAGCGTCGCCGTGCGGTGAACGCAGCCTGACGTCTAGTCGATGTCGGGTCAATCTGGTAGCGATGCCAGCCCGTGATCGCCACGATCCCAGCCTGATCTACCCCAAGCAGCCCCTTGCTGATCAGCCCGCTGATCGCCTTCCCGAAACGGCTCCCGATGCACGCCTTGAGGTGCTCTCGGCTCTTGAAGATGCCGCCGCTGCGCAGCTGTTTGGCCTCAGCGATCGCCGTGACAAAAGCCCGGAACTCTGTGTCAGTGAGTCCCGCGATCTTGTCGTCCTTGTGGGCGTTAGCGTCCCACTTGATCCATAAACCCATGTGATCCTCCGATGCTGGCGGGGGCGAGCCGTCCAGAGCCCGCCCCCATGTGATGACCTAGAACGGCAGCTCGCTGAGGTCTTCCTCTACCCGCAGGGGCTCTCCGAGCGGTGCCGTCTGCTTGGCGATCCAGTCGAGTGACGGCTTGCGCTTGCAGAACTGACCGTCTGAGCGCCCCGAGCAGGCCCAGAAGGGCTGGTACGGCTTGCCGCTCGTCTTAGATACGCCTCCGGGCTTGAGCGTCCATGCCTGCTGATGATCTGGGCACGTATCCGCGCCGAAGATCTCCATGGCTGCCTTCAGCACCACCGTGTCATTCCCGACTGCTGCAGCTGCGACCTGAGGTTGGCTCACTGGCTTCAACGCAGGGGCACTAATGCGCCCCGCTGAGGGGCGATCCCCGCCGTAGAGGTACCGAGCCACGCCAAAGAGCGACGCGCAGCGCCTTAGGGCGTCTGAGGCTGCCTCCTTGAGCGACTCGCCCGAGCCTCCCGTCTCATAGCCGAAGTCTTGGCGGCGTGCCACCGTCCCGTCAGGGAAGCGCACGGTCAGGATGCCGGAGACGGTGCTCGTGTCGCCGACTGGCTCGACCGCGAAGTCCCAGCCATTGACCCCGAGAACCTCATCAAGTCGAGCTGCCACCGTACGGGCGTCAACCCACGTCAGATCCTTGCCGCCAGCTCCGACCCGATGCCGGATGACCTCAGCTGGGAAGGGCGCCGATAGCGCCGAGAGGATATCTACATGCTTGCTCATCGCTTGGCCTCTTTCTTCTTGCTCGCCGCCTTGGCGGGCTGCTTAGCTGCCTGATCCTCTCGCGCCAGCTTGCGCAGTAGCGCGTCCTTCAGCCCCGGAATCTCCTTGCCGTTGAGTCCCGTGATCACGAGCCAGTCGTTGTCGTCTGCCTTTTTCATGCTGCCTCCTTGGGGAAAAGTCCCCAGTCATTTAGGTCGCCGATCTGCCTCAGCCACGCTGGGGCTCGACCGTTGCCGAAGTCAGTCTTCGGACTCTGCTTGAGGGCTCTCAGCCCCTCCACGTCTAGCCAGCCCACGATCCTCTTGACTGGCCCGTTGCCGGTCACGAGTACGTGGATCTGCTCACGCTGTTCGTTTTCTCGGACGATCAGCCCAGTGCTCGCCGTCCACTTCACCTCCACCGCTCCGAGCCACGGAACCTCCACGTCGGGCTCGGTTAGGTAGGTGTCGATATGTGCTGCCCATGGCAGCCCTAGGGCGATGCATACTGCCAGCTCAGCAGCTGCGCCGTCAATGTGGTTCTGTAGGCTGCGATCAGATGACTGACCCGCGCGCCCCTGCTGCCCCTGCGCCTTGCTGGAGGCATCACGCTCGCGCCCGACCTCCGACGCCTGAGCCCACTCGTAGGGATCTAGGATGATCGTCTGCTCAGTCATGGAGCCCCCCATCGTTGATGATGAAGCGACGGCTTCCGGGCTGCTCAGTGGTATGGATGCGCACCAGCTCCACGCTGGGCTGCAGCTGAGCCGCGACTGCCCTCCAGTTCACCTTCTCAGTAGGGCGTGCCTGCTTCCAGTAAACCGTCCAGCCCGCACCGGTCAGCCCCGCCTTTTCGCCAATGGCCTCTTTGAGGATGATCTCCAGCGCGCCCTTTTTTTCCTCTACGAAGTGCAGCTCAGTGTTGACCTCACGTAGCTGGGCATAGACGCGCTGCAAGTCGGGAGTCGCCTCCACGAACTCATCCGACGCCTGAGGCGTAGCCATGGCGTACGCCTGAGCGTCCAGTGCCTCCAGTTTTGGCGGCGTCTTGGTGTCGACTGCCTCTAGAAAGAGCATCGCAGCCCGCTGGATCTCAGCCCAAAGCGCGGGGTCGAACTGCACGCGCTCGATCTTGAAGACCAGCCCGCCGAGCAGGGCGACGACGTCGCACCAGTCCACCCCGAGAATGCCCATCTGCACGTGCGTCTGGATGACGACCTCCGGCGGAACGGGCCACATGCTCCAGCGGGGGCTGGCTGAGGTTTTAATCTCGACGATGCCCCTAGGCTCGCCCACGATCGTCCGATCCAGCGACGCCATGATGCGCGGGTGCTGCTTGAGTCGGATGATGCCGTTCGACTTGCGCAGTTTCACGCCGCGCTCCTCTTCGTAGTAGCGCCCGACGGCATCCTCTAGGATCACGCCCCGGTGAGCTGCCGCGCCCACCTTCTGCTCGGGGGTCGCGCCGGTCTTCTCAGCCCAGAGCTGGTAGGGCGTCTTATACGGGCTCACGCCCATCACTGCTGCCATGTCTGAGGCTCCCAGCCCCTGACGTCGCAGTTCCAGCCACTCAGCTGACCTCTGCGGCGCCTTGATGAACTCGTGCTGCTTGCTCACTTTGCCTCCTTACCTATCTGCTTCGTTTTTTTCACAGGCCAAGCAGATCTCCCGCTTGTCCCAGCACCGCGAGCACTCCACTGACTCGCCAGTCCAGTCTTCGTAGGGCTCGATCTGATCGACGCCCTCCACGCATGAGGGGCACGGGAGTGACTGGTGCCACTCATCGCCGTGCTTCCTCATCCCCTTGGCGCTCATGTGCCCTGCTCCCGCCAGCGGCGATCTGCGTCCACGATCCTGCGCCCGATCCACTCAGCGACTGGAGCCACTACCCCATTGCCGCAGCAGCGATACCGGTGCGAGTCCAGTCCGACTGGCTCCAGATCATCCTCTACGTGCGTGCCAGCTTGACTGTCAAGCAGTACAGCTGGAGCGCCAGCTGAGTGCGCCATGGACTGAGCCTGACCCTCAGTGACGCTGGCGTTGCTGCCGAAACGTGACGGGAAAGATAGGACTGGCTGGCTGCCATGCACCAGCGTCATGGAGCGGTGGGACGTGTCGCTGGGCCAGAGCGCCGAGAGGCTGTTGGCAATCTCGACCTCATTGAGGGTGAAGCTGCCACCAGTCTCATCCACCCGAGTCTGGTATCCCACCAGAAAGCCCTGCTGCCCGATGTCTTGGTTGCTCACTCCGACCTTCCAGTCTCGGGCTTGGAGTGCGCGGTGCGTCTCCGCGCCGAAGGTGTCCACGATCGGGTGACCGTCCACCCGTCTGGGTACCCCATCAGCCTCTCGCACTCCGTCGGCGTCAGCCGTCGCACTTGCTGGCTGGTATCGCCCCCAGCTCCGATCTGCTCCAGCGCCTGACGTAGGGCTGGAGGCAGGATCTTCTCCCGACGATCTGCGCGGCGCAGGATGCCGGTCGCAGCCTTGGCACTCAACGAGAACCTCAGCGGAGCGGTCGGATTCAAGACTGCCGACAATGAACACGCGACGGCGTCGCTGGGCGACTCCGAAGAATCGAGCATCCAGAACTCGCCACGATACGCCATACCCGAGCTGCTCCATTTCATAGAGAAGCCGTCCGAAGTCAGCGCCGTGGTTGCTTGTGAAGAGCCCCGGGACGTTCTCCAGCACGATCCACCTAGGTCGTCGCTGCTCCACAAGGTCAAGGTAGGTAAAGGCCAGACTGGATCGCTTGCCTGCGAACCCTGCGCGCTTGCCTGCGACGCTGAGGTCTTGGCAGGGGAACCCGCCTGAGAAGATGTCTGCCTCTGGGATGTCATGTGCACTCACCTCCGTGATGTTCCCCAGATTTGGAGCGTCTGGGAACCGCTCAGCTAGTACCGCACTAGCGTATGGATCTATCTCACTGACGCTGACCGTCTTGATCCCTGCACGCTCGAAGCCGAGATCAAGCCCGCCGACGCCCGAGAAGAAGCTGGCGTGCCTCACTTTTTTGGCTCGCGATTCCGGTCAGCCTTTGCCCAGCCCTCACCCTTGAAGCGGATGCTGGACTCAGTGACGCGCAGCTGCATCCATGCCCCGCACCCATCGCAGCGTGGCACTACGGGCTGGAAGCCCGTCTGCAGTCGCTCCTCAGTGGTGCAGCAAGTCCAGCAGTCAAAGACGTAGAGGGGCATCAGATCCCCCTCAGCAGTGCGACTGCCGCGATGACCACGATGCAGACGATGATCGTCACGTTGCCGCGTCGTCGAGTCTCCATCCGCTGCTGCGGTTTGTAGAAGTTGGCGTACGTTTTCGGACTGGCCTCACGGTTCAGTCTCACGATGCACCGCCGACGATCAGCACGATGATGACTGATGCGAAGAGCACCAGCGCCGTGATGAACTCTGCCACCTGATACCACGGCGATACTGTCGCTCGTTGCTTGGGACGGTGCGGCAACCCAATCTGACCGTGTCGCATCACTTCACCTCCATGAGATTCTGGCGCCCCTTAGTGGGGACGTAGCACGTCGGGCAGATCGCGATCAGCCCGCCCAGCTCGTTTCGCACCACAAGTAGATACCCATGGCGAGCCGATACTGGGCAGAGATTCCAGAAGGCGGCACTCATGAGCGCACCACCAGCGCCAGCACCTTGCCCTCTTCGGCGCGTGGTACGCAGTCGCATGAGTCGCAGCACTCAGCGTCAAACTCCGTAACGTCTGCCGCGATCCAGTCACCGGTGGTCATCCCATCGTTGGCGGCGATGACCTCCTTGATGCAGTCCACGCAGAGACGATCAGCTGGCTTAGATCGAAACTGGAACAGGCCAGTCGGACTCAGTAGTGCAAACATCAGCGACCCCCTAGCATCTTGAGCAGTTCCGCCAAGCGGCGCTCGGACTCAGAAACTGCCACGTGATTCCCCTGAGCGGCGTATACCCTCCGCCACTCGCGCTCCCGTGTGATCTTTCGCTCTAGCTGGCTCTTGGTCATCAGCGCACCGCCGTCTTGAAGACTTTGGTGGGCTGCTGATCTGGGTACCGGTGGATGAACCTCTCTGCGTGCTCTCCGCATAGCGCGATCAGATCGCCCCATCCCAGCACCGCCCTCTCGGAGCAGCGCACGGTCGGGCGCCTATGTACTGAGTGGATCTTCTGGGTGCAGCGTCGGGCGGTCATCAGCGTGCCGCCTTGATCAGCTGCTCAAAGGCCGTAAACGCTGCACTCAGAGTGCAGCTTGGGTAGTACTGCTCCATCCGAGTCCCATCCACCACTGCCGAGCAGCGGTATCCGCTGCCAGATCGCTGCACCGTGATCGGCGCATGATCCAACGAGCAGATCTCTGAGGCTTGGATGGCAGCGATGTGAGCCAGCTGCTCTGGGCTCTTGACGCCACGCTTTGCGGCGGCTGCACGCTTGGTCATGGTGTTGCGACGTAGATTGATCATCAGCGTGCCGCCTTGATCGCGGCGATCACGGCTGGGCTCTCTGGGAGCATGTGCGTCTTGCCCGTAGCGTTGCGAGTAGCGATCAGTGGATACTTCTCTGAGTTGCGTGCACCGGTGAGCGTCCACTGCTCTCCGTTTGCGGTGAAGACCGCGCCGAGATCAGCAGCAGTCAGCCCGATGGATGCGCCCATGGCTGCGAAGAAGACCGCCTCCTTGGAGGCGATGTTGACGCCGTTGCGTCCCGTCTGGATGCTGACCGCCTCCACCTTGTAGGTGTAGAAGTCGCCATATCCGCTCTTGGTCGGGCGAGCCTCCAGATTGTGCTTGGCGAAGATACCGGCGATCGCCGCCGTGATCTCAGCTGAGATCTGCTGAGCCTCTGCTCGGCTGATGTTTGCCATTTCGACCTCCTTGCCAGTCGCCCCGCATGGGGCTGTCTTACCTGACCTGCCAATCCTATGGTTGACGCCTCCAGCCCGTCAAGCCCCTCAGTCGGGGGGTGGGAGGCTGCCCTCCCGAGCAGCCTCCACGATCACCCTGAGGCAGCCCTGACATACGCCCTGCCCGAGCACCCAATCAATACCGTGCACCCCCGTGCTCACCACCTGCTCCCCGTAGGCATATACCCTCCCCAGCTCCCCGCAGACGGGGCAGACGCTGGGGGGTGCCTCAGGCTCTCGCGGCATCCAGCCTCACCAGATACTCCGCCGTTGGCCCCTCCTTGCCGAAAAAGAGCGCCCACTGGGCTGGGGTACCGGATGCCGCCAGCCACTCTTGGGCATAGCGGTTGCCAGACTCGATGCTGGCGTTGCCCCAGCAGGTATGCGCCCCGTCGCTCAGTACCAGACGGCTCGGGGTATGCCAGTGCCCGTAGAACAGGAAGTCAAACGGCTGGATGCTCAGGTTCCAGCCCTGAGCCCGCTTGGCAATGGCGTAGTAGGGCAGCCCGAACGACCCGCCCCTGAACTGATCCCCATGCACCAGCATGGCGCTCTTGCCTCCCGGAAGGCTCAGCACGTCATACCAGTGGCGCCCGCCCAGCGTGAGGGACTCCTTCCAGTCCACCCTCTTCTCACCCTTGAGGTGCTCAGCTGCGATCCGGTAGAGGATCGCGTCGGCGTTGCTCTCGTTGGAGTGGTCGCCAAAGCGCCCCAGACGCCCGTGGTTGCCGATCGCCCCGCGCACCGTGACCTTCGGGGCCAGAGTCGCCATGGATCGCACGAACTGAGCCAGCATCCCAGCCCCCTCAAAGATCTGGACGTACAAGCCGCCCCGCTCTACCTCATAGGCTTGGCTCGGGAAGATGTTCCCGTCTGACTCCACGAAGTCTCCCAGCAGCACGCACGCGATCTCCTTGACCGGGACGCCGTGCAGCTCGATGAGCCGCTGCACCTTCGTGGCCAGTAGCGCGATCCGCGCCTTGGCTACGTCAATGCTGTAGCTCTCCGAGTACTTGCCGAGCTGCCAGTCCCCCAGCAGGATCACCAGCGTCTCGCCTTCGCCCTTTTTTCCTGACGGCTTAGGGGCTGGTACCGGTGGGATCGTGATGCTCAGGGCGGCATCCTTCGCCGCCTGATAGACGGCTGCCACTAGTTCCTCTCGGGCAGCGTCACGCTTCGCCAGCTGGCGCAGCGCCCGCTTGTGAGCCTCAGTGACCTCATGGAGCCGCTGCTCCATCTGCAGCTCGTCGCTCATGAGTTGCACGCGCACTCGCCACGGCGGTGCCGTGCGATCGTCCAGAAGCTGACGGCGAAGCCGCGCTTATCAAGCCATGCGGTCAGCGCCTTCGCGGTGATCGACGGGTCAGCCAGCCCCGCGTGGAGCGTCTCCCAGTCCTTGCCCTCTAGGTGTACCCCGAGCATCCCGCAAGGTGGCCCCTTGCGCGGCTTGCTCAGCGCCCTGAGCTCATCCAGTCCATCCATGTGCGTACCTCCAGCTGCTTGCAGCACCTCCATGGGTGCCTACGCGCAGCCTACACCCGCTCTTGTGTCAGGTGTGTGGCGGAGGTTGTGGCTACTTTTTCTCCTTGATCCCGAAGGCGGAGTTCTTAGGATCCAGATACTTCACGAGAACCTGAAGCCCTGAGGCGAGTCCGGCAGATAGAACGGTACGGAAATCGCCGCCGTTGATATCCAAAAGGGGGATGCCCAGCCCAAGGGCGACGCTGATGCTCACGGTGACGAACGTGCGCACGAACTCAATCGCGGCGTCGTCAATGCCAGTGTTGTCTCTGATGTAGCGTAGGAAGGTCAGCATCTTGGCTGGTGCCCCTTTCACCTTGGCAGCCGCAGCCGCTGCACTAGATGCAGCATCGAGCGCCCTCCCAGCCACTGCTGCGAAGTCTACCTTGCCGAGTGCAGCCAGCTGCACGTCCACGGCGCTCGGCTGTTTGACCTCTGGAGTGGTGGACGCGGCGGGGAGTCGCACCCCGCGTGTCGGCTCAGGTGCCACTTCTGGCTCCGCTGCCGCTGCTACTCGCGCCCGTGTGATGACTGGCTCAGGCACGGAGACTGGTGCCGGTGCTGCTGCTCGCTTGGGATAGCTGACGATAAGGAGCGCCCTATACTCCGCCTTCAGTTTTCTGGCCCTCACCTTGGACTGCGCGATCGTTCGCAGCTGGGACTCAGTGACCTGTACGGCGTACCGCTCAGCAGCGTCTCGATCGTTGCGAGTCGGGCACGCCCACTGGAACCCGTGGTCTTCGCACCATGAAGCCGAAGTCATGTGCCCGTATCCAGCCTTGATGCGGGCCGGATCAGTCTTCGCCCACCACCGCCTCCAGCCGTCATGCCACTTGCTGATGCGCAGCTCAGGCGGGTATCCAACTGGTTGCTGAACCCAGATCATAAGAGCGCAACCAGCCTTGGCTGCACTCACCGCATCGTCCCATGACTTCGCATAGCGCGCCTTGCCGCCGAGCACGGCGATCGTCTTGATCGCCTCAGCTAGCGATCCACCGGCGTCGGAGACGCCCTGCTTATCCTTGCGCCCCGTCGCCTTCTCAAAGGCTGCGACGCCCTGAGCTGCGCTGAAGTCGACCTCATAGTTGCTGGCCCATGAAACGGCAGCAGCGCATGATGACCATGTGCAATCGTCCAGCACCTGCTTGGTGCCCTTCAGCTGCGCCTCAGCGTCAGCCCATAGCTGTGACTTGATCCGGTATCTCACTTGGACTGCGCCTGAATCCACGCCAGCAGCGCGCCCACGCCTCCGACGCCAAGGAAGGCGCCGATCGCCTTGAGCACCGTGAGCCCGCCCTTCATCTGGTCAATCTCTGACTGGAGACGGTCAATCTTCTGACTCTGCGCGTCTAGGCGCTCAAGGATGGCGTCGGCTTGGCTGCGCGTCATGCGCCCTCCAGAGTCTCTAGCCTAGACTCAAGATCGTTCACTCGAGCGAAAAGCGCAGCGATCAGAGCGGTGGTGTCAAGAGTCTCAACGCGCCCTTCGGCGTCATAGCCGACTGCGTGCGTCAGCCCTGCAGCCTCTACCTCTTCAGCAATGAAGCCCAGCCGAGTCGCACCAGCTTCGTCGGAGATCGTGCTCTCATAGTGTCGCGGCCGGATCTTGCGAGCAGCTTCAAGCACGGCGTCGTCGGCGTCCACGATGTTCGTCTTGTAGCGCGCTGAGGATGAGTTGCGTCGCAGCGTGTAGCTGGTACCAGATGAGAGCACCCAGATGGCGGCGTTGGCTGTTGCCGTGGTGGTGCTGATGGAGTCGTTCAGGATTGAGCCGGTGGTCACGATAGATCCACCAGTCTCAAGTCCACCTGATAGTTCTGTTCGTGTTCCATTGTCAGACATAAAACGACTTGCGCTCGTTCCGTTCATCGGATAGATGCGCTCGGCATAAATGTAGGCGTAGTCGTTTGTGGTGCTGCCGTTATAGAACCTAAAGACGTTGGCGCCCTCCATTCGAAGCCCGCCATAGAACGTGCCTGCACTGTCTCTGAAAAGCAGACGCGGGCCGACGCCGACGGCGGTGCTGTTGAGATAGACGTCACCACCATCCGCAAGCAGGCGAAGGTCACCAGAACTGATGACGTTGGCGGTATAAATTGAGCCTTCCGCGGTGCCGTCCGTTGTGACAATTACCCCGCTCGCCGCTGCGATGTTCACTGGGCCGTCGCTGCTGATGTCGACATTTCCGATTCCAGCGATGTCTACATACCCGCCAGAACTAAGAGCGATCACGCCGTTGGCATTTGCCGCGCTCAGGTT